GATCCCTAGGGTGAAGGGTGAGATGCCTTTATAGAAAGCCCAGCGTTTGGAAATTTAAGTTTCCATTCGTCTTTTGTTAAATAAGGTAGATCAATGTCACCATCAGCAGTTAGTACTTGCCATGATTTCCAATTATCACGATCATTAAATGTTTGATACATATGTGGCTGTACGACAAAATTTGTTCCATAATGTTCATTGAAATACCTACTAATAACATTTAAATTTCTAGCTCTCTTGATATGCTCCATAGTCATGATCATAGTAGAGCCTTCAATTGATTTCATCATATCTAACATTGGTGGAAATAAATAAGTAGACTTGGCTGGCCATTTATGTCTATACATGGGCATTTGGTCAGTCGGTTTACGCATATTTTCCTTAACATATAACCTGGACATCACTCGATATGTTCCACTAGGAAAGTTGTGCTTTTGTACAGCAGCAATAGTCCATACTTCACCATCGATTCTTGACATAGTCCACATTGGATATATTTCCCAAAAATCTTTATCTAGCAAATGCTTGAACCAATCAGCATTACGATCTCTTTGGCGGCTGGCTTTTCTTTCTTGTTTTAAAAAGTCAACAAATGCATCTTGATTATCTGCTGTAACTATTTCGCTACTTATATTTAAATACTTTGTCAAATGTCAATCTCGTTTTATTTAAATGTTCTCGTTGGAGAAAAGTTAGATGGTATTCCTTATCCACCGCCTCGAGAAATTTTTGTATCTCTTTAACAGCACGGTAAACATTGTAGGATCCTTGGAGTTTTAAATTATGCACCAACTTAATGGAATTCCTTTCAACCAATTGCTTATCCGACTCTTCTGATAAAGAACTCAATGATGGGGACATCACAACCTACTTTCTAAGAATGAATTCCACTGCATAGCTCTTACCTCCCAATTATAAAATGCATCACAATATTGCTTTTGCATATCTAAACGTGCCTGGTATGTATCGTCGTCTAACATCATAACTGCATTGTGCAGGTTCTGTGCAAATATCTGTGCATGCTCATTAGGGTCTTCGTGTACAGGATACATTAAAGTCCAATTAGCAGCTGTCTCGGGTAATCCTGCAAACGAACTATGTACACAAGCTAGCCTGGCGGACATCGATTCCATTAAAACTAGACAACTCGTTTCTGGCCACACACAGGGGTAAGCTAGGATGTGCATGTCTTCCAATGCCTTTCTCATCTCGTCATTGCTTACTGCGCCGTGGTAAATAATATCCGGATGGTCCTTACATTGCTGTATTGTTTGCTCGTGCTGTTTGTCTCTCTCAGGCCAGCCGTATAAACTGAAGCTAGAAAATACATGCAGCTTAATTGGTTTCTCAATATTCTTCCAATGTTCTGCCATCAATCCATTAAACACAGGAACTAATATATCTAATCCTCTATGGGGCGTCGAGAAGTAGACCAGATTAATAACATCGTCTGGTTTCTCGTGTTCAGGTATTGGATCAATTGCATTTTGTAATACAAATCCAGCAGAATGAGGAACACCAAGATGATTAACATACTCTTGCTGCTGCCAATGAGAAACAAATACCAATTTGTTGAATTTTTCATGGCCACCATCCTTTAAATGTTCAACTTCAGGATCCAACGCTAGATCATGACACCATAGAATAGTTTTCTTGTCATCTTTGATGCGCCGAGCTCTTGAACAAATAATTTGGAATTGTTCCATTAACTCTTTAGGCATTTCCTTATACAATCGATTCTGCATAAGTTCTGTTCCCCCCATAGAGTTCTTGTTTAGTTCATTCTTTTCAGGCCCGCTATCTAATATTGTAAGTTTCATAATATTATCTTCCGCTTTCGAGACTCTCCTCAGCATATGTTTTAAAGGCATCATACCCACCAATATGCTTTTTACCTACAAAGATTTGAGGCACAGTAGTCGCTTCTGGCACCAACTTCTTCAATTCGTCTTTGTTGTGGGGATGTGACTCTAAATTATATTCAGTTATATGTAATCCATACTTTTTCATTAACACTTTAGCTGCGTCACAATATACACAATTATCTCTTGTATAAATCTTATATAACCCTTTAGTGTAGCTTTCACTTATTTCATTCATCGTTGTTACCTTCATATATGAATGGATCTGATTTGCGTATTTCTCTAATCATCCTTCGTCGACGCAACCAAAACGAAGGGTATGTAATCCACGTAATGAATTTATTCCAAATGTGGGTAAACATTTAATATCTCCGGGTAAATATGATTGGCCCAATCAATATGAGCCGGCTCACCAAGATGCCAATATTTATTACTTTGGTTCTTATGACCTTTAGACAAACACCACCTATAATAATTTTCTGTATAACTTTTAGGATGATAATACTTCGTTTCATCTATGTTATCGTATAGAGTAGTATTACCTGGCCGCCAAGTGGGCTTTGCATGTACATCATATCGATCTTGAGTAAAATAGTCTGTTTTAAAATGATTCTCAATAGCGTTAAACATATAATAATCTATGTTATTAGTTTCAAGCATGGTTTGCAGAGCAAATATATAACTAGCTAATTGATCTGCCATTACTACGTTATCAGTTACATATGGAATATACTTAATTGTTCTGCGTAGGTCTTTGTCATTAATAATTTTTGGATTCATACCAACACAAGCTGGAATAATTTTACTATCCAACTTATCTCCAGCATCTCCACACTGTTCGTATATCTCATCATTACTATATCTTAGATCAAACCTATTTAAACTCGTCCAACCAATGAGAAAAAAATACTTGTGGTTCTTTCTTAGATGCGGAACAAGGTTACATGTACCAACTATTATCTCCTTTAACACTTGTGTAGTCAACACAAAAATTCGATGATTCGACCCCCCACACAAAGCAAAACTCATATGATCATAACCAAACTTTTTAGCTAAATGTGCACCATACGAATGTTGTCTGTTATAATCTGAATCGCCCATCCCATCAATCTCACTGCCCGCAGTATGACTGCAACCAAATGATATTACAGTCCCATCAGACATAGTTTTTCATCCATGGTATAAATTTCTTTCCATCTATATTTCTAAATTTGTCTGAAGCTCTTTGTACATCTATAAATTTTTGCCACTCACCAGGATCACGTTCTTGCATTACACTGTGCTTTAAGTTATTTAGATTTTCTAAATTACTTAGTTCCCAATCATTCTCTATCATACCTTTGTACTTATTATAAGTTATTTCAATGTGTTCACATGCCTGTTCTTTTAATTCATCTGGCATGTTCCTTACGTGATAAAACCGAGGATAATCAACGATGTTAATATGAGGCAGAATATTAATATATCCATGCTGCCGTTTCTTTTCATCATCCCAATAGTGGAACGCCTTGAATTGTTTGTACGCAAAGTCATAAACATCTCCGATACTTAGTATATTTAAACTACTTATAGTAGTATGCATTTGAACATATATCTGTTTTACTTCTTTACATCTGTGTCTTAGCTTATCAAAATTCTGTTCTATTAGCCACCATTTAGTTGGATATCTAACATAAGAAGCTAAGTCACCAATAGCATCTACACTAATACCTAAGTTAACTCTTTCAAAATTAGACCACAAATCAATTAGTCTATTTGGTATAGTTGTACCATTTGTTGTATATTGTAACTTCTTGTTACTGGCCCACCCTCTCTCAACAATATACTTTAACCACGCATCATGTTCTTTAACAACCAAAGGTTCACCACCCAAGAAGTTAATTGTTCGAACAGTTGGTAATATAGGATCAAAAAAATAATCACCATCTTTCATACGTTCTGTAAATGCTTTTACAAACCAAGGGTGTTTTGTTCCTCTCTCAACAACACCATTATCTTCAAAATCTTGATGGGGCAATTCTTTAACTTCTTTTAGCCAGTTATGACTACTCCAAGGATTACAAGTCTTACATTGCAGATTGCAAATATTTCCAAGTGTTAGATCCAAGTATGTTATTTTTGAAAGGTCTTGAATAGCTCCATCATCATCTATTGCATCTTCTTGTATGAGATCAGCGTGGTCTATAGCATAGTTCATTCTAAATGAAATCCCTCCTTGATCTTCAACAAGAAAACATCTATCACACACATCAGGCTTCTCATTATTCTTGAGTTGTTTTCTCAATTCACATAATACAACATCATTAATTAACTCATGAATATGCTCAGCTTCTCGCATTCTTGGTTGGTAATCTGCTCCTGGATACCCATCCACATTCCAATCATCAGAAAGATCATAGGTTTCTGTAACGCCTGGAACACCTGTGATCGTCCTCATATGTTTCATCACACAACAAGCTCTTACTCTACCAAAACTATTAATACTCAATCCATTCATAGCGGAATAACAAAACATTATACTGGCCCCTTCGCAATATTAAAATCAGCTGCACAATGACAATGATGTTTGGGACATATTACTGATTTGATGTGTGTGGGATCGAAATCACCACTTATGTTTCCAACAATAGGACCGACGCCACAACTAGCTTGCCTAATTCTACCATCAGGATAAATGTGAAGGCTGTCTTGAATATTACATTCCCAGCCTTCCCAAAAATTCTCACCTGATTGCATTATCCAGTTTGTATCAATAGGTTTATTCTCTCCATCTACAATCATTCTAGCATATGCATAATTAGGATCTTTTTTTACTGGTTTATTAACTACCTTTATATCAGGATTAGATTTAAAGAAATCAATCTGCCATTGTTCATCATAATGATACTCTTCAGTAGTGGGCCTTAGTTCATCTAACACAGGTACATAGTCAATAATATAATTTGTACATTGTTTAAGTCTCTCTGTCATCGCGATGCATTGATCCCACTTCTCTTTATGCATCATTACTCTTGCACAACAATATGCTATCTCAGTACATAACCAATTATAGTTCTCAAAGTATCGATCGTCTCTTGTGAACTCTGCATGGTAACTTGCAACAATATCATCGAACAAATGTACATGCTCTTGCCACCAAGTTAGCCCTCTTGATAGATTAGTATTAATACCAACACAGCTTCCTGGGTACTCAACTTTCTGTCGAAATAACTCTATAGTTGGTACCAGACCAGGCCAAAGAGTCGGCTCTCCCCCGCTTAAAAACAGTTTAAAATAGCGGTAACCACGCTTTTGGTACAAATCAATGATATAATCTAGTGTGGTTAGAATAGTATCGATATCGGTTTCGTGTCTATGTCGACCACCCCAATTTCCTTCATTGCAATACGAACAACGGAAATTACAGAAGTCGTTTACTTGCCAAACGATACTTAACCATTTCTCTTTTGCTGGAATTATTTTAGTGAGTTGTTTCATGCTGTATAATAAAATCCAATTCGGGAAATATGTCTTTGAACTTATGCTTTCTATATTTGTCTAGGATAGAAATATAGAAAGCCATTTTATTCATTCTTTCCTTAGAATATTTATCTGTATTCATAGTATAGTTAATTATACTCTGTGTAGCATTCTTGTAATTAGTCTCGAATTGTAATTCTTCACACACCTCTTCTTTAACATGGAGTGGCCAAATACAACTGTGGATCCAATCAGGACTCTCTAGGTATATTGGAGCGAAATCAACCCGCCGCCTTTGGTTTTGTTCAATCCACTTTATAACCTTCTTTACATCAAATATGTTCCAAGCCTGATAAACAAAGTATACTTTTAGAATACATTTCTCAGGTAGTTGTTGTGCTTTCTCGAAGTTCTTTTCTACCGCTTTCCAATTAGTAGGGTACCTCATATAAGTATTAGACATTTCAAAACCATCAATACTCATCTGTACTTCTGATGCATCAAAGAAGTCTAGTTTATCATAAAACTCCGGAGGCCAGTTAGTTAGATTAGTTGTCCAACATACATAACACTCGTTGTTACCAGCTTCAATTAATTTATCAAGAATCACTCTATTCATATTGATAAGAGTTGGTTCGCCTCCAGTAAGATATAATCTCTTTAGACCAGGAACAACCGAATCAATAAAATATTCAAACTCTTCTGTTTCAAACCAATTCCAGTCAAACCTTTCTACACTTTCTAACTCGTGATTCCATTGTGTTGATAACCACTCGGGTAGCTGTTCTCGACTAGTAATTAGTTTCCTTTCATTGTATAGTTGATCTGAACTAACACTCCAACATCCAACACACTTTAGATTGCATACATTACCCAGTCTTAGTTCTAAATTAACTGGGTCATATACCTCCATTTCTTTGCCACCAGATGTTGGCGCCCATCGATTTGCGAATTCTTTATTTGCCCATTGTCTACTACTTTCTAACCCCTTCTCTTCATGTTCATAACAACGATTACATTCTTTTAACTTCTCACCAGCAGTCATTTTATTTCTGACGTTATTCATATGGTCACCATACCATATTGCTTCCCAAGGATCTTTTCCTAGAATAGCATCACGGCCTTCGTGTTGAATATAGTCTTCAGTATAGATATGGCAACACAACTTACATCTACCATCGGTATTTGTATGTAAATTAATCCAAGGATATACGCACCACGTATTCATTCGCGGTTAGCCCAGAAGTCAAGTTGGTTGTATTTTATTTTCATATCACTAAGCTCAGGAAACACATCACTAAAATTTTCTTCTCTTAGGTCATCCAATAGTTTTGTTTGCTTCATGAATTGATCAATTAGTCTTGCTTTATCGTCTGACATCAAAAAGTCAATAAGACTTTCATAGTCGCTTTGTACTTGTTGAGTATTATCAAACTGTTTAAGATACTCAATGTGTTTTTCATATTTTGTAGCCACGCTCTTTTTATAACTGCGGGGTAGTATTTGCATTCTCATATACTCTGGATCAAGCAGAGGATTAACTCGGAAGTTCTCAGGCTTTACTAATTCTTCTTCTATCCATTCCTTGTGGAAATCTGGTAGATTGAATGCATTGTATGCACTTACTGTTGGTGTAATCCAAAATTCAACATGAGGACATTCTACCATCAAGTCTTTTCTATTCTGTACTATCTCTTCCCAACTAAGATTCTTTCTTAGATATTCTCCGCGAGCCCAATTAGCATCTAAACTAGCTGCTACGTTAACACGTTCAAACTCATTCCAATATTCAAATATTGTTTTCTTCTTAAATTTCATTTTTGTAAAGTTAGTAGTATACTCCAACTTCACATTTTTCATATTATGATGGAGCCAGTAATCTAGGACTCTATAATGTTCTTCTGTGATAATAGCTTCACCACCAGCAAAATAAACCTTCTCAACATCAAGAAGCATTGGTTCTAATTCTTTAAAGAACTTATCATTATCATCATTGACTTTCAGTAGTTGTGGTATACCTGGGTCACCATATAACTTAACATGATCATTATACCAACTTGTACTAAAGTTGGGACCACAGGTTCTACATCTAAGGTTGCAAAAGTTTGAGAACCTAATATCCAAATAAGCCATATTAACAAGACCAGCACTACCATCTTCTTCTGTCTCTTCTACTTTATTCCAATGATCTGCAAACTCTTTATTACTTGAAATCCTTAAAGTGTTAATACCATGTTCTTCTTGTTCATAACATCTTCTACATTCCGGACTCTCCTTATCTTCAAGCATGTTTTTTCTTAGTGTGCGCATTGGCCGACTATTCCAGAGCTCCTGCATCGTTTGCAAATGAGCTGATCCAACAGGCATTCTTGAATCACCTAGACAACAAGGGTACGTATCACCATTCGGCCACATATGCATGTGTGTCCAAGGTAACATACAGAAGGTTTTGCTGTTTAAGTATTGCTTTTTATTCATAGTAGTACAATTCTTTTATAATAGGTACTTCCTCAAGCAGTCTATCTTTAACGAACTTGAATCTGTGATCAATTTGGTTCTTGAATAATCCATGTTGCCATGTATTTTCTTGAAACATAAAGTTAATTATTTGTTTATATCCCCAATGAGGATGTGTAAGTCTACCCTTATATTTCTCCAAATGATCATGTAACTGATCAGCCAATCTCTGTTTAATAAAATCAGGTAGAGAAGTTATACTAAACTCACTAGGACCGAATGCTATATTATACGACATAATAGTACGTATGTCAACGATTCCTTTGTCCTCCAAATACATTTGCATCTCGGGTATGTGATCTATATTCAATATACTAATAACACTATCAATACCTAAATGGATATTATCATATCCCCTAACTGATAAAAGATTAGCTTCTAATTGATCCCACTTAGTACCATATCTAATTAGCTCTGCTCTTTCACCTACAGCATCGATGCTAGCTCCTAGGACAACTTTACTAAACATCTTCCACTTATCTACAATATTATACTTTTGTAGATTTAGGTTACTCATGTTCGTATTATATCTTAACTCTAAATGAGTTAGTCCATGTTGTATAAGATAATCAACTATCTTATAATGGTCAGGCATCATTAATGGTTCACCACCGGTGAAGTATATAACATCAGCTGTTTCTAAATGAGGTTTGATTTGGTCCCATATTGGTACTTTAGAGTTATCATCTAGCTTTGTATGTTTACCAGGTCCTTTAGTGTACTTGTTCCAACCAGTACTCCATTCTGGACCACAGGTAAGACAAGCAAAGTTGCATTCTATACTATGTCTAATATTAAGAAACTTAAAATGAAATTTGTCTAAGCTACCATCTTCTTTTGTTTCTTCTACAAGAGGATAATACCTTTCAAACTCTCTATTATTGTATTGTCTATAACTGGAACCACCAGCATCATCAAACTTCCAACACCTAGTACACACAGAAGGTCTATTACCCTCTAACATATCTTTTCTTAATTTATTCCAGGAGTCAGAATGGTATATCTCTTCAAATGTATGTTCTTTAAGACTTTCAACACAAGGCTTTATATTTGGCAAAGGTGAAGCAGTACAACAAGGATATACGTCCCCATTGGGTTCGGCATACAAATGTATCCACGGTAGTATACAAAAGTTTTTATTCATTGAGAATCAGAATCATATATTAATTTCACTAATGGAATAGTTTTTAGTACATCCTCTTTAGCAAACTTCAAAGAAATGTCCAAGTATTCAGATATGCCGCCTTTCCTATATGTGTGCGCATTATTCATAAAACTAATTATTTGGTACCAACCATGGTTGCGGTGTCTGACTTTCATCATAGTCGGTAGGGATTCATACTCTTGCATAAGATAGTCTGCTATTCCTTTCTTTTGACTTTGTGGTATAGACGTAATAGACAAAGGCAAGGGTTCATGAGCTATATTATAAGAAATAGAAGTACGGTCATTTATTAAATTCTCGTTCAATAAATGTCTTTCAAATTTGGGTAAATGATAAATGTTAAAAACACTAACAACACAATCAATTTGATATCGAACATTAGGAAGATCTTTTATCAAATACATATTTTGTTTTACTTCTTCCCACTTTGTACCATGTCTAATTACTTCAACATCTTTTTCTACACCATCTAAGCTAATGCCAACATCAACATATTTAAACTTACGCCACATATCAATTAAATCATACTTACCAAACTTTAATTTAGTAAGATTAGTATTATAATGGAGCTCAACTTGATCTTGCAAATTATTCTTAATTAGATAGTCAAGAATTTTCCAATGGTCTGGCATCACAACTGGCTCACCACCGGTAAAATATATCCTCTCTATATTATGTAAATGTGGTTTAATTTGTTCCCAAAGATTACCTTTTGTATTATCTGCAAGTTGAACTAGGTTTGGTTTATTCTCTCTCTGTAACCACCAAGCATGTTTATACCATGCTGTACTCCAAGAAGGCCCACAAGTCAAACAAGCAAGATTACAGTGGTTACTAAATCTAACATTTAAAAACTTTAATTCTAATTTTGAAAGTGAACCATCTTCGTTTGTATTATCAATATAGTCTATGTGTTTCCCAAAATGATCTAATGCAAATTTTCTATAAGTGGATTGACCAGCTTCTTCAAATCTTGCACACCTTTGACATGTACTTGGTAATTTAGTTCCATGTAACATATCTAGTCTTAATTTATTAAACGTGGGTGTATTCAAAGCCTCTTCTATTGTATTATTTACTAAACTACCTCTAGCAAATGTAGGATCATCTTCTTGATCTTGTAATGGAGTTGCACAACAACAAGGAAACACATCACCATTTGGTTCAGCATATAAATGCATCCAAGGCAATGGGCAAAACGATTTACTCTCTGTTAAGAGATATTTTTTGCCTTCTTTACTTTTGAAATCGACTGACATTGTTCTCTAAAATCCTTGTATTCCGGAAAAGTTTGCTCAAAGTTAGTGTTACGTCGACGATCTAATTCCTTAAACCACTCATAAAAGTCGGCGCGGCCCTCCTCTAATCTTTCTGGAGAATAATTTGTTTGGTTCATATAATCTACTACGCGCTTAAATTTCCAATATTCTAGATCACTAAATTTGATAGGGTTCCCTTCATCAACATTATCCCTAATGAATGATAGAGTGTCGTTCATATAAGGCATGAACTCGTTCTTCGGTAATAAATTCATATCATATTGTAGTGGCTCCTTTAGATAAGGAGTATCAAAACGCACACGATGCAGTTGACCTGCACCATTAATCACTTCTGGATACTGTTCTCTCCATTCTAAGATCTTCTTCAACAACTCCTTAAAACTCGACACAGTCAAAATATTAAAAGTCATCATGAATGTTATGTTGGCATTTGTTTCTTTGAGGTACGTATGAAAATTCTCTTCCCACAAGTCAAGGTCAAGTCCAGTTCTAATATACTCCGCTTTTGGGCCCCATGTATCTAACGAAGTGAATAGTTTGAATCGTTTAATCTTTTTCTCATCTTCGAACTCTTTAACATATCTTGCAAGTTTTTTAACTATCCTATTTGACATACCAAGATTACTATTGGTATTGATTTCAAGCTCTGGTAGAGGATATTTAGAAATATTATCGAATAGCTTCCAAGTACTTTGTTGTAGTAATGGTTCACCACCAGTTATTCTTAGGATGCTAAGAGTTTGTCTAACCTCAGGCCACCATTCCCACCAAGCATCAACATACGGATTCTCTTCTTCTCTTTTAAATAAATCAATCCAGTCAATATCTAATCTATGGTTTTGAACCATATCATATGGACCAAATTTTTCTATCTCATTCCAATAACTACTACTAGCTTTTGGATGACAATAGCCACACTTAAATTGACATTCATTACCAAAACTTATTTCAATATATTCAGGATTGATATGATGATCAAATCCTTGCTCGACAATTTCTTTAACTCTATCTTCTCTATAGATAGATGCGTTTCTTTCGTGTCTATCACTAATATATTCTTCCCCTAATGATTCTACATTCCAACAATACTGACAGCCCTTAGGTTTCTTACCTTCGAGCATTTGTTTTCGTTCTAGTTTCTTTTGTTTAGTATTGTGTAGTGCAGAAGCATCACGCTCCAACTCTATTAGAGGGATCTTATGAGGAGGAGGGTGATAGCAACTATGGGTTTCACCAGTCTGCAAATAAATTGTAACGTGATGAAATTTAGCCAAACAAAAAGTCGGGCTAATTTGTTGTTCTAGTTTATTTTTGATAAGGGCAATGCGATCATCCATTGCAAAATACTTTTACTCCATACTCTTTCTCAAACGCGACAGCATCTTTTTGATCATTAACCATTGGTTTGCCTCTTATGTTTAAGCTAGTATTAAGTAACGTAGGACAACCAGTTCTATCATACCAACATTCTAAAATTCGTCTTAAAGAAGAAACGTCATTGAGATTATTTGATACGGTATGAATTCTAGCACTCTTATCAATATGTTGAGTAGCTATAAAATCACGTGTTTTAGTTGGAACAACATATTGCATATAGCTATAGTCACATTTAGATGTTGTCTTAAAATGAATTTTTACATATTCTTCTAGTATAGAAGGAGCAAATGGCCTATACATTTGCCGCTTCTTTATCTGATTCACTTTGTCTTTATTTTCACCTGTTCTTGGGTCACATAGTAGACTTCTATTACCAAGAGCTCTCGGCCCAAACTCAGCCCTTCCAGCAGCTATCCCAACAGCTTCTCCAGTTTCAAGAATATCAACTACGTCTTTTATATGACTATCGGATAACAGAGGTAATTCATAGCCATGAAACATATGATCTAATTTCAATTGCTTCTTAGTAACTAATGCCGCGGCCCCTATTGCAGATCCGGCGTCACCTGGATTAGGAAAGATATAATGATTTTTCATTTTAAATAATTTACCATTAGCTACACTATTCAATGCAACTCCTCCTCCATATACTATTGGTAAGCCTTTCTTTGATAACTTATTAATGAATCCTCTTAATATTCCTTCAGTCAGAGCTTGCGCATTATAAGCTATGTCCTCTTTTGTTTCATTTAATAGCTCGCGACGCATTCCTCTATGAAGATTCGAATGAGCTAACATTTTTTTCAGAGCATTGTATAGTTTTTCGTTAGAATGACCAAACGCAGCCATACCCATAGTAATATATTCCTCTTCCATAGGTTTTAATCCTATTCTATCTGTTACGGCAGAATAAAATAAACCTACGGAAGTGGGATACTGTATTGAGTCTAACTTCTTGTATTCAGCATTACCATCTTCGTCATAACTACATCGCCATGAACTAACAGTGTCCCATTCACCTATAGCATCAACTATAAGTGCAACTGCGTCAGTGAATGGAGAACACTGGAAGGCTGCAGCTGCATGGGACAAATGATGAGCAAAGCAATGATCATACCTATAAGCAAGATGACGAGGGCGTAGAGCATCTTTCCATTGCCCCGCCCTGATCTGACGCGTCCTCTTGATAAATGACCGTTCATAAAAAGCAATTTTAGGAGTTCTGAGTCCCGTGGTGTATCTTCGCGCATGTTGTTTCAATTCCTGACAAATCTTTTTGTCATTCTTTATCTTAGAAAATCTTTCGCTATGTCCAGCAAAGAGTATTCCATCATTATGTATGACAGCTACGGCTGCATCGTGGAACCCCTCAGAGAATCCAAGAACCCTCATCCGGTATTTGCTGCTGATTCCCCCTCAGCGCCTTCAACGTTTTCAGGATCGCGGGCACCAGTAATAGTAGCTAGGATTACAACAAGGAGCGGATCGCGTTCCTTTTTCAACCAAATATCGAGATAGTTATTTTCCATCTCATCTGTTTCAATACTATCAGCATGATATCGAATAGTAGTATCTAGCATTGCTGCCATTTTAAAGACACGCTGGTCGAGGTGTGCCATATCTGCTTCGTTTGCCATTTTAAGCTCCTTAATTCAAGCAATATTAATATTATAAGTATACCTTAACATTATTATTTAGTCAACTAGTTTTTACCTGGATCCTTTAAATTATTTTCTTTGAATCCCCATTGTCTTTCTCGACATTGCCAACAAACACCACACCTCCCTCTAGCCCTCTCTGTACAAGTGTGTGTCATAGTAAACACATGATCAAATCTAAACCCATGAGCCAATTCAACTGTGTGTGATTTATTTAAGTGAGCAAAAGGCATGGCAAATTTATCCCACTTCTCTTGAGCTCTTAAAGCTGCGCTACGATCTGGTACAGCTGTATTATGGTCTAACTCAATAGGTGGATTTTTAGTATTGCCGCTATAAAGTACACCCAGATTACTGTAATAGTTATCAAGAATATCAGTAAACCCAACTTTTCCGGTAATCCCAAGCTCTTTAGTTTCATCTTCCTTTCCACCCTGTATTATTTGTTGATAATAATCATTTGTAGGGTATCGTTCAGAAACAAAATCTAGAATCTTCTCTACCCACCTAGAACTACCATCAGGCTTGTCCATTGTGAATAATATGTATGTTTGTTTATCAAAGTTCTCACACATCATTGTAAGTAACAAACAACTATCTAGTCCCCCAGATAACATTATACCTACATTATCTTCACAACCAACTAAAGAAGCGTGTTGACCATCATTAAGATTGAACTCCATGTAATCCTCTATTGTTCATCTAATTTTATTTGTACAATTTTTTTATACTCTTCCATGACTTCATCGCCCTGATCTATATAAGCATTACATGCACAATAGGCTGTATTTCTGCCAAGTATTAAATAATTAAGAATTGCGTGTTTATAATTATCAAACATATTTGTATATGGAGATACTTCATTAATATCTATTCCATTCTCATGTAAAATATGAAGCGAATTGTATATATACCAAAAATCTCCATATTGATCAGGATGTTGTAATCCATTTATATCTAAAAATTCTTTATATTTCCGTTTGTTATTATTACTTAAACTATACAAATGTGAATAAACAGTACCTAATTTATGTTTAAGCTCAGAAGATCTAAATAAATCTGCTACATCAGAAATTCTACCATCTGCTGTAACATCACCAATGGCATTTTTATCCCAGAGAGAATTCCAATCATTGCATAACATATAATCTATTAAAGTTCTTAGTTCATAAGGATCACCCTCATCTAAATATGTCTTTCTTTTACATTTGTAATCGCATACGTAATAATATTGGTCTATCTCTTCATCGATTGGTATGCAATTAAGTATTTCAACAGAGGACAAATCAAACATCATAGAATTTAAAACTATCGGCCCTTCTTTATAGCTACAAGAACCTATATAATCTGGGAAAAATGGTTGGTAAAGTTCTTCAAATACACCAGTTTTCCCAATAAAACATTTTTTTCTTACCCTGAGCCCCAAATAAAAAATATCAGGATCATTGATATATTCATATTCATCTGTAACATCAAGAACATGATGTGATTTATAAGGAACACCTATACCTTTATAATAACAATTTTTACCTTTGTAAACTCGGCCATCAATGTATTCTATATCATCATTAACAATAAAAGACTTATAAGCTATACCTTCATTATTATAAATTGGTATTTTCATCTTAGAAGTCCGCTATTTCATTTAACCGAATAAGGTTGGGTATCGATAATTAAATCATCGCCATGCTTTGTCCAGGGGCGGCCAAGTTTAAATACTGCTCCACCTTTGATTAACTCAAAGAATTCTTCGATCTCCAGGCTTAGGTAGGCGCGTTGAGCCCAACAGTCATTCGTATACATTTCACCATCAATCTCATATTGATACAAAGCCCCTACTCTATCAAGCACTAATTTATTAAAGTAAGGAAATTGTGTCTGTTGGTATTTCTTAGGAAATAATCGCGGGTCCACATCAGGAAAATGGTGTTCAAAGAAAGGAGTCTTACATTCAGTTTCCCACTTCCGAGGGTTGCCCATAAAACCACTACTCATCCCTCTTGCTAGTTCCTTATATAAGTCGTCAATCAACGAGTAAGTAATATACCCATTATCATAAAATATACCACCCCAATCAAAATCCTTCCATCCATATTTTTTCCACATATTAGAAGGACTGAAGACCCACTTATCGCACTTGGCCAACAAGTCTGGTCTCTTTCGATGTCCAAAGTCCCAATTAAATGTCGTATATGGCGACGCACAACTAATAAGAAAGTCTGTCTCAGGTCTCACCTTCCTTACGTCACATTGTATAGCCGCATGAACACTAGTCGGAAACTCTTTAACAAATGTATCTTGGAAGAGACTGGACTTTTGAAATTCTAATACATCTATATTCTGATACTCTGTTTCTTCTGGCATAGGCGCAAAACTAGCTTCTTGCCAGTTGAGATAAGCACCATTGTACAGATACCTTTGGTGTATTACCCTGTGTTTAATTCCTAGGTAATTGAATCCCCATTCGCAAAGCTGAGAGTCAGCTCCGCCACTGAAGAGTACGACGATATCTTTATCAGTCTTCTTCCTTATGTTTTGTAATGTTTGTAGATACGCATCTCTGAAGCTAAGCTCATTTTCAATAAACCTAAAATCAACCTCAATCCCTTCATTAGAGAATGTTGTATTAAGCCCCCCAATATCTGTATCTATCACTGTGGAATCTTTTATATAATCCATATCAACCTCACAGGTGCATTAATCTTTCAAAGTATTTATCTTGTAGTGCAACCTTCCTTATATTGCTTTCCTCAACCGTATACCTTCCTTTATCAAAATCATCAAGAGTCCAACCAATATTCTGCATACGTCCAAAGAATGTAAATTGAAAAAAAGATCTAGGCCGGACTATTGCATAACCAGCATACTCCATTGCTAATTCTTTGGCTTTCGCTTCTGTCATCCACTCACTATACCACTCACCATTCTCATCATACCTATAACCATACCTCTCCATGTTCTTTCCGATAGCAGAGTTGGGGCCAATATGAAGAGCAGTAGGACTAAAGCTATCAAGAGGACAATCATCTTGGAGTAACCAATCAAAAGTAGCTCTTATGCTATCTTCTGTTTCAAATGGAAGGCCGACAATGATCCCTGATGAAGTAACGATGTCTTTCCATCCAGGTAGATCTTTAATTTCATATAGACCATTTTTTAATCGTTCTGGGTCCATACCCTTACCAATTGACTTTCCCGATTCATGGTTTAAGGTCTCTATACCAAAGAACACACTTCTCATTCCACTTTCATACAATAACGAAGCTGTATGAGGCTTGCTTACCAGCATATCAGCTCTAGCATATGTGCTGAATGATAATTCAAACGGTAACTTAACAAACTCTTTATGTAGCCTTTCAACTTTATCTACACTATCATTATATGTATCATCACAAAACATAAACCCAGTTGAACCAAATTTATTATAAGCATCAACAAGATCAGCTGCTACTAAATCAGGTGCTCTGTTAAACTCCCACACCTTTTTACCTATAAGACTATAAGAACAGAATGAACACTTAAATATACACCCACGAGCTAATTCAATAGGTAAGATTTCTTTATCAAATATTAGATCATTATCTTGATAAAGGATTCTTGACGTAGTATAATTTTCTACAGGGTAGTCCTGTTCTTTAATAACATGACACGCATTCTTTTTATAACCCACTTTAAGGCTAGCTTTATAGAACACGTGATCAGCCAAAGCTAAAATAGACACATCTGATTGACCAGAGAATACATAATCCACCTTATTGTTATAAGGCTCATCTTCAGCAAGATAAGATCTTGCACCACCCACCATTATCTTACTGCTTGGAGCTCGTTGTTTTATGTAATCAAGAAGATCAAATATATCATCGCGGCCGAACAACATACTTGCATTACTAGGATTACCAGACCCTTGGGGGCGATCGCCGTTTTGACCGATCGAATTCCTAATTCTTAACCCACCTCCCCACAACCCCGCAATCTTGGGCAAAAAGAACGTGCACGAGAAACCAACTAACATGGTTTCTTTTGTAATAAACTTATCGATAATGTCACAGATGTGATCTTGGTCCCATAGTGTAAAGAACTCAACAACCTGTACTGAATAACCAGCATCTCTTAATTCAGTAGCTACTCTATATGTGCCAGCATATCTTCCAAACCCACCATAACAAACTTCAGTAAAGATTACAATTTGCATCTCTTCAAATACCCTATTCTGGGATCTTCGATATATCCAGAAGCGTCATACGCCTTACCATTATTATAGTTTTCATAATACTCCCAACCATCATCTAATAAATCCCGAATATATTTACGTTTATCTGATAACCAATTAGGAATTATTTCAGTCCCAATTGGATCTTCATGTAAAATATCATTACCAGTCCTAAGATGAACTTCTAATATCCTATCATCTTTATATTCTATATTAAGTTCTTTACAATCGTAAAATGAGTCTAACCAATTAGGCAACTCATGATATTTATTCTCTATCTTTTCCCAACGAGAAAATTGTTGTATATTACTGCCTACCTGTCCTATTGTAGTACACGTAGGGCTCCAGTGAGAATGAATACCACCTCTACCACCATCAGTCCATTGGTAATCAATGCTATAATGATTACCGGTAAACAATTCACACCAAAAATAACCAGGTGGTATAAACATATGTTCGGTTATTGCATTTTTGTCATCCCAATAACGCAGATACAATTTTTGGGCACCCACTCCCATACCATACAAATTATATATTGGTCTGACTATATAAAAGCCTGTTTTAGGAACTGGCACACAAGCAGGGCCACACATATACCCCAACTTCAAGGATAACTCTAATTTATTAAATATCCATCTATGTTGTGGGAACGCTTCCCATGCTTCATAATCTTCGTCTATTTTTGTCATACAATTCCCTAAATTGGCGACCTCGGCAGGATTCGAACCTGCGACCCACAGCTTAGAAGGCTGTTGCTCTATCCAGCTGAGCTACGAGGCCTTATCTATATCTGTGATTGTATATTGTTCTATTACTGGATTTGCTAATATCCGATCACATAATTGTACAATGTTAAAACCTTCATCAGCTTCAATTTCAAAGTACTTACCCATGATCAACGTCCGAATCATATTAGCACCAAGATCCTCACTGCTGTTACACACCTTCTTTATTGTTTCTGCTTGAGGATCTTTTACACCATCCCTCAACTTAACTTCTATCCTTACTCTCACGTCGTACCTCAATTTATCCCAAATCATCAGGTTTATCTATTTTAAATTGTTCACAAGTAACGATATCACATAATATTGCTTCATGGCATCCTCCACAATGTACCGTTGCGTGCCTGGCTAGGACTGATGGAGTCGCAATGATTATTTTACGAGTGCATCCATTAATGGGACACATCGGTGTTGTCACTGGAGTTCAAATCCCTTTTCTAGCATCATTTTTAAGCACTTATTATATATTATAACCTCTAAGTGCTGTGGAGTCAACTGATTTATTGAAGGTAATTTCAAACCAGAATCTTCCCTGTATGTATATTCAGGTGATTCGAGCTCGTTAAATATATCAATAAAGTCTGGTTTGTTGAGCTTGAGTGGTATTGTGAGTGTATAATATGGCTCGCTGCTATGATTAATTACAGAGTGCTGCTTCATATTATTTAGCAATGTAAGTGAGCCTTCTGGTCCATACTCACACCCATACACAATATCTTGAAATCTCTTTTTATATTTGCTGTGTTTAAATAATGTTATTCCACCTACCCTAGGAAACACAGCAAAGTTAACAGCTGCACCTTTTGATTGATCAACATGAAAATCAAACATCACATTAGGCGGAACCATCAACACCCACGGTTGAATCTCACCAAAAGTTTCGAACAACCATTTTAGCCTAGGATCTTCATTCACCAAATCCATAGGGAAGGGTACGTGATGGAAAGAATATTTAGAGGTTGGCTCCCAGTCTTTCACATCCCTGACGAATTCCTGAGCTTTTTTCAATACGCTAGTTCTATTCTTGAAATGCGTAAATAGATCTCGACTGCTCATCCAATCCACCGCTCATACAATTCCTCTTGCATTCTGTATGCTTCCCTTTCCCAAGGTGTATCTATATATTCAACATCACCCCAATTTTTCTTGGAACGCTTCCAATTCTTCCTATATCCTAACCGAAATCTTTCACGTAGCTCATCTTTAGCATATTGCTTAACATGAACCATCTCGTGGAACACAGTCGTATCTAGATCAGCTCCTGTTATAGTATTATTTATTTCAATATTAAATTCACGTGGTTTAACATTATCATCTTCCCAAATGCAATACCCGTACACATTAAGTTTACAAATATTGATATTCAACCAGACATTATCAGCCATCTTCCAATGCATGAGCTCATACGCTGACCACTGAGCTAGAGCATATACCCGTTCACGCTTCCTCTTTGTTCCACCGCTGATCAAGATCAATGCCATGCACCCTCTCCACTAATTTTTTGACATGATCCCAAGCCTCTGGTAATCGCTTTTGTCCATTTGCTTCCTTAAAGCAATTGAAGTCTACGCACATCTGAGGTCTGTTCTCATATATTTTACACTTCAAATCCGGCATCAACTGAGAACACCAATTGACACATGCAACCTTTTCACCCCTTTGTTCAACAAACGTCCTAGGGCTTCTACCAAACATAGCTTGGAGATACGGAAGTCTGTCCGAACCATTGCTGCTACGTCTGTCTTGAATCCATGATGTTTTGCAACACCGCCCACAATCTGTGCAGACGTCTGAGGTTATCAGATCCGGATCTAGATCAACCCACTCACTCACTATAAGGTTCCCAATGGCCATATCGATTCAAACGAGGCTCCCCCCACGTCTCTTGACGCTCATTAATAGTATCAATCATTTTTAGAAAGCCGGCTAGCATATCATTATAATCATTAATATTAATCCAACTCCCATTATTAGAATTATTAGAAGGGATGCACGCTACCTCTTTAATAGCCGGCTGCAGTTCAATGATGGGTGCTTGTTTCAAACAAGCCTCCATGGAATCGAATTCAGCTGTTTGTGGACCAGCTAAACTCGCAATTATTATTAGCATAGTGGCTTTCATTTTATCTACCCTGTCCTCTATATTTCTTCCAAGACCGCCTCTTGTGTTTATTAGTAGGCCGAGAAAACACACTGCGGCCAATTGATGTTCTGTGTTTGAACTTATAACCTTTCCCTGCACTATCGACCTGGCTTTGATTTCCTGTAGTTTTGGTATTGTGTCTTTTTGTTGCTGCCATAAATTTTTACTCCATTAAATGTGGTGCCGGATGACAGAATCGAACTGCCGTTGCCGCCTTACAAAAGCGGTGCTAAACCACTCAGCTAATCCGGCTTTTGTGCTTCTAATTCGGCTATTTCTTTTTCTAACTTCTTTTTCTTCGTTTTCAAGACCCCTATGTCCTCGCGAAGAATTTTATAATCCTTTATATCGTATAACTGTGATTCCATTCGATTCCCGAGAGATTGCGATTCTTCAATTAATCCTAACAAATAAGAGAAGTTTAAAGTCTTAACACACTCTCGCATTTCATCAAAAACAGTACATAATAGTCTGTTTGGCATTATTATCCCCCTATAGATATTCATAAGTTACAGAAGCAACAGGAATGGGTTTGCCAGGCCCCAAATCATATCTACGAGTCGTTGTAACAATTCGTATTCGGCGCACCCCTGGCCCTTGCCACTTCGGCGATACCTTTGTAGTATCTTTGTCAAACTCTTCAAAGTATTCTATGGTTACAGTCTTAAATGGCGCTGGCTTCTTTTTGCTGGGCACACATTCGTTATAGATGCTCATTTCATTTTCTTCCTCTACACATATGTTACAGCGTTAAGATCGAATTCAGAATTCAACTCTTCCCCTATGTATCCTCGAGGATTACATAAAATACGAGTATCGCCAACATTATAGTCATATGAGTCATGCATATGTCCATGAAACCAAAGCTTGGGCTTCGTATCAAGAATTAGCTCAGATAGATCAGATGCATATGCTCCATTAATATACATATCATGCTTATATTTTTCATGAACACTAAGAAAGGAAGGTGCCATGTGCGTAACAACGATATCACCCTCCTTTACATTCTCTTGCAAAAACACTTTCGAAATGTTGTGCAAGCTATGGGCAATTTGTGGCTTAAATCTATGGGTGCCATCACCAGCTCGAATTAAACGATAATCGTTCATTGCCCGCTCACATTGCAAATATGATATCGGATCGCCATTGAGAAAATCCGACCATAGCGTTGCTCCATGAAAAGTAACATCATCATACATTGTAGATGTTACAGATGGTGCTTTGATTGTTATGCTCTCATTCTCCAGCAGATGAACATTATCAACAAGGGTTTCCCTTGTTTTCTTATAGATGCTGTCCATTGCGCCACGATAAAATTCGTGATTACCAAGAACATATATCACATGATTATACTTAGCTGCCATACTATTAATCCAATCAACCCGACCTTTAACATCAATATCACCCGCCAAAACGAGAATATCCCCATCCACTAGCGTCCCATCGAAGCTATTCAACGGACCAAATTCTAGATGCAGATCGCTAATAAAGTTAATTTTCATTTGTTATTCCAGCCCACCGATCATATTTTTCCCACGTCGTATTGGTATACCCGAATGCTGCCGGCCATCTATCCGTTGCAACCACTGCGCAAGTCAAAATATCACCTTGCACATCATTATCTAATATCCAATCTTCTGCTTGGCGTGCACTATTGAACTGCCGGAACAAATTATCACGTGCCCGCACATCACTCTTTTCTTTGATCAACCGAACAAAGTAAGTATAACCATTATCTTTCATTATTAGCCGACTGCTCCTTCTAAACTGATACCGAGTAGCTTCTGTGCTTCAACAGCAAATTCCATTGGAAGCTTCTGCAATATCTCCTTGCAAAATCCATTAACAATTAGCGAGACTGCATCTTCGCTGGTCAGCCCACGTTGACGACAATAAAACAATTGTTCATCACTAATTTTTGACGTAGTAGCTTCATGTTCAATTGTAGCAGTTCGGTTCTTCACCTCAATATATGGTACTGTGTGCCCTGCGCATTCGTCTCCAATTAAAAGGGAATCACATTGAGTGTGATTCCGTGAGTTGTCCGCTTTCCCTAATACTCTAACCAATCCACGATACGTTTGTTGTCCATGTCCAGCCGATATACCCTTAGAAATTATTGTGCTCGAGGTATTGCGACCTATGTGGATCATCTTCGTTCCAGTGTCGGCCTGTTGATGATTGTTTGTTATCGCCACTGAATAAAATTCACCTGTCGAATGATCTCCTTGCAAAATCACACTCGGGTATTTCCAGGTAATTGCTGAGCCAGTCTCAACCTGTGTCCAAGAAATTTTTGAATTCGAACCACGACATGCACCACGTTTTGTTACAAAATTATAGATACCACCGACACCTTCTTTGTTGCCTGGATACCAATTCTGTACAGTTGAATATTTGATTTCTGCATTATCTAACGCAACAAGCTCGACGATAGCAGCATGAAGTTGATGCTCACTTCTCATTGGTGCTGTACATCCCTCGAGATAACTTACATGAGAGTCAGTATCTGCGATGATTAGCGTACGCTCAAACTGACCTGTTTCTGCAGCATTAATTCGAAAATATGTTGACAGCTCCATTGGGCATCGAACACCCTTTGGAATATATACGAAAGATCCATCGCTGAATACAGCTGAATTAAGAGTGGCATAAAAATTATCACCTGCTGGGACGACACTTCCAAGATATTTTCGCACTAATTCAGGGTGAGTTTTCACTGCTTCTGATATTGGGCAAAAGATTATTCCTAATTCTCCTAGCTGGCTCTTGAACGTCGTTGCTACTGACACGCTATCAAACACAGCATCAACAGCAACACCAGCAAGAAACTCTTGTTCCTTTAATGGAATTCCGAGTTTCTCATAAGTCTTGAGCAGCTCCGGATCAACATCATCAAGGCTTTTAATATTTTCACTATCCTTAGGTGCAGCATAGTAATATGCATCTTGAAAATCAATTGGTTTAAAATTAATATTTGCCCATTGAGGTTCCTCTGCTTCAGAATTCAGCCAAAGTTCAAATGCTTTCAACCGCCAATCTAGCAACCATTTTGGCTCATCCTTTTTTGCTGATATAAATCGAACAATTTCTTCATTTAGTCCCTTAGGAGCATACTCAGATTCAATCTCAGTATGGAAACCATATTTGTAGACGTTTTGAATATCGTCGACTGTTTTTACAGTGTCAGCAGATATTAATTGATTTACCACATTCGACCCTTCTGAGTTAAGTAATTATAATTACTTAGACCATCCTTTCACATATTTATCAGAGAAGTTGGCTGCTGAAAACTTCTCACGATCAACGATCTTAGCAGCATTACCATGTTTATCAAAGACTGCATAGCCTTCGTGATCTGTTTCAGTGGAGTTGCTTCCGAAGTCCGTGACCAACTGAGGAACATAATCAGTATCCAGATCATTGAATTGCTTGAGCAAGAACATCTTGTAATCCTGCATCTTAGCATAATCAGAAACGAGATTAGGATTAGCAGCAAGCTCCTTAAATATGATCTTGTACTCGAAGATCTTACGAGTCTTCGTCTCATCCCTCTTGACAGAATCGACAGACTTGGCCATATAATCAAAGAGGAAATCCAACAGATTATCAGCATTGCCTTTAACCACAGCATTCTGATACATCTTGAACATGTACTTTGTCTTGTCAGACAGATGAGCATAATTTCCCACGGTGGGAACCAGACCAATCCCATTAGGAATAAAATCTTCGATCTCATCATGAGCATTGATCATCCAAAGCTCATTAGTGATCTTAAAATGCTCCTTGATCTGAGCACCATACTTGATTTTACCCTTGAAATACGCTGTATGCCAAACGATACCAACCCGAGCCTTCTCAGGAATCTTGAATGAGAAGTACTGAATCGTGTTAGGATGGAAATGACCTTGATCTGTTCCATCTGTGAACATCAGATCACCCTGCATGAACACATCATCTGCCTCAGGTCCTGCATATGCATTTCCGAGATACACGAGTGTGTTCCACAGAGGTGTCTTCAAATCCTCGGGGAATTTGGGATCATCATCGAAATCGGAACGCTTGTAATACTTCTTAGCATCTATGTTGAACAGACCTTTCCGAGCAATCCATGCTCCGTCGGTGTCAACTCCAAAGAAAATCGATGGCGCACCATCCCATTTCCGGGTGAATTCAACCTCACCGTGCATGACACGGACGAGGAGATCGGAATTCTCGAAGAGCAAATCTTCGAAATGTTCCATATGCGTATTTGCTTTTGCTCTCATCATTATATAAGTATCGCATATATCCGTGTTCCGGTCAACGCTCATGAATCGCGGAATTCTGCGATTCCGGAATTTATTTATTATTTT